CGGTAGTTACAAAAGCACCTTCTTCGATGTTGTATAATAATCGTTCTTCGTCCGTAGCGTTATCTACTTTAATCTTGTAAGCGGTGTTGTAAATCATCGGCCTTGTCCTTTATAGGGTTTTTTATATAGTTTCGAAGTCTTAGACTTACTCGTTTTTGTTTTTGCTTGTACACCTCGTTTTTTCGACTTCTCGATCTTAACAACTATTGCTTGTTTTTTCATTGTCTTTTAATTGGTACGCAATTCGGCACGCGTTTACCGTTTTTAGATTTATAGCCTATCATTTCGTATCCGTCCCAACACGGCTCTTTTAACTCCTCGTTGATCATCTTTTCTACTAAGTCTATTTCGCCTAGTTCTCTAAGGATTGACCGTGACCATCTAAGACCCGCCTTGCCACCCCACAATAAATAGGAGATAGTCCCACAAGCAGTTGTATCGTTCGGATCGTAATACTCTTCGGCTCTTGATAAATACGAGTACATTCGTTTAACGGTCTGAAGTGAGATAGCTTTGCCTTGCGCTAGTTGTTGAGCTCTTACCTTACCGGTTTGTGTTGCGCATTTATTGCCTTGGTTCTCGTTTAACTCTATACCTCGTTTGGCATTATTCTTTACTCCGTCTGGGTAGTTAACGTAAGATTGTAACTGATACTCGATTAACGCTTGTTTTATTTCAAGTAGTTTCTTAGCGGCTGATAACTCTTCGTCGATTTGTTCGTTAGGACGTTCGCCTTTCTCCGCAAAGTACCCCTCGATTGAAAAGCCTTTTACCTTTCCGGTTTTTACAAAGTCGTTCCAGATTTGCTCGTTGTTTACTTTGATTGTACCGGCCCACGTTCCTACGGGTAAATTCATACCGTAAATCGCTGACTTGTCTTTTTCCGTATCCTCGACAATCCAAGACTCGACCATTGATAACCCGTTTATCTTTTCGAAGTGTTCGTACGTCGAGTTGTTTTGCTTTCCTTTCATTAGGAATAACTCGGACGCTTTTTTAACCGTTTCTCGTGTGAAGTAGATGTAATACTCTTTTTCGCCTTCACGACGGTAAATAGGTTTATTAGGAATTAAGATCGGCCCAATAAGAATCTGCTTGTCTTTATCCACCTCGGCAAACTTGTATTCTTTTTGCTCGCTTAACGCCACGAAGTTTTCTTCGATAGCCGGAGCCTCTACAATCGAGATGGCATCTATTCCGCTGAACTCGTCGTTTTCGTCGATTATAAGCTCTATGATATTCATAATTGATTAACGTTTATTGTTTGATTTTGTTATATTGTCGCCCCTTCGATAATGTTACGATCTAACGCTTGTCCCGAACTTACATCCGAAGACACCACGTACGCTCTTACCGGTTGTTGTTGTTGACCCTCTATCGTTTCTCTTAATTGATTAATACCACTTGCGCCTACCGGTGTTACATTTGGAACAGTTGGAACGATTTGCGGTGGTAGACCTGGTTGTGCCGGAACGAATGCAGCTCCAACGGTTGGTACACCACGAACGGCTTGTCTAACGGCTGATATAATCCCCGCTGCTTGTGCTGCGTAAGCGATAAGTAACGGAATGTTTTGTGGGAACCCGACCTTAGCAGTTTCCGCGGTTCCTTGTGCTATGGCCAAACTACTATTAGCTACGGCTTCTGCGGCAGCGGTTGCAGTACGTGCTGCGCTCTGCTGACTAAAGGTAATCGTCTTACGTACCTCTTGTGCTAATTCGGCTGCTACTTGAATTTGTTTAGCGACTAAAAACGCTTTACCGAGCTTTGTCTCGGCACCGAATATAGACGCTAGGTTTAAGAATAAATCTTGTCTTGCCGCTTTAATCTTTTCGGTTTTGTCTTTTTCGATTTGTATAAGCGCATCATTTAACGCTAACGAATATTGTAACTCCGGATCAAGTTCGATGTCTTTGTTTGGGTCTAAATAACTAAAGAACGGGTCTTCGGGGTCTAGTTCATCATATATCGCTTTCTTACCGGCTAAATATGCTTCTTCTTCTAAAAACCCTTTATCAAATTGATCTTGCATCGCAGCTAATTCACGTTGATCGGCTTCGAACTGCTCTTGCTCTTGTATTTCTTTTAGTTTGGCTTGTCGGCCGTCTTCTTTCGCTTGTGCCTCTTTTTCTCCTTCTTCTCTTGCACGTTTAGCTCGTAAGACTAACAATTTCGTTAGCTCCGCTTCGTATTCGTCCGAACCTTCTTTAAGTAATGATAAACGACGTTCTTGGTTTTCTATTTCAAGATTAAGCGTTTCTTCGCCAAAAGCCTGAAGAACTGCAATAGCCCGTTCGACTTCTGATACTTGTTCTTTAGTTTGCTCGGTAACCAATGCCGCTCCTTGTAAAGCAGCAAACCGCTGAGCGTTACCAAATGATAAGAACGAATTTTTAAGCGTTGTAAGAGCCGGAACTGCGCTATCGGTAGCATACTGTACAAAACCTACAAAACCCGCCGTAAGAGCAGCTATACTCGCAGCAGCGATGGCCCACGGATTTGCTAAAAACGCTAGGTTGGCTTCTAGTTGTGCCGCAGTTAATGCTTTCGTTTGAACGACTAAGGCCCTAACACCATCTACTAAACTCTTAATGCGAGTAATCGCACCTCCGGTAGCTTGATCGAATAGACGTATAATCTTGGCTTGGTCTGCCGTGACAGATTGACCTTCTTTATCTAAGTCGTTTGATTTTTTCTTTGCGTCGTTGAGTTCGTCTATTTTGCTTTTGAGCTCATCAACGTTATCGATAGCCTCACCGGTTATGGCGACTACTTCGACCTCTATTCTTTCTGTTGCCATTGATATTCTTTTTTCTTGCTTTTAATCGCCTCTTTGATGCTTAACGGTAATTCATACTTCCCTTGTGCTATGCGGATGTTTTCCGTTTCACCGTTTGCGTATTCTAAGAGTTCCAATATTGTTTTTAGCATCTTACACTATATTTAATAATTCTAACGTGCTTTCTCCAGTTGTGAGATTAGTATTTATTGAGTTTATGCGATATTTCTGATCGAATATGATTAACGTGTCCGCAAGTGAATACGTGATTAAGAATCCGACCGGTAATATGGCTTTTACTTTAGTTAATCGTCTCTTAGTGTCAAACACGTCGGAGATGTAGTCTTGATAGTAATTAATAAACAAAGAGCCGTCAAACGTGTCTGTCGGTGTGTATTCGTTAATTTCCACCGAGAAGTGATTAGTATCGTCGTTTGTTGAAGCCGACAAGCTAACCGAGTTAGAAGGCATACAGTAACTTGTTATACCGTTTTTCGTAGATGCGTTGCTTACAAAACGAATAGCCGTTCCACTTGTTTTTAATGCCCTATAAAATAAAAGCGGTTCGCCGATATACGCATCTCCGTTATCGTCTACGCAAGAACCGAACTGCACGTCTGTTCCGCTTGCTCTTGTAAACTGCATATGCTCGAACGGAGCTTCTACCTCATAAAGACCGCCGGTAAATTCATTGTCGATTATATAATTTGTTGATCCCCACCCTATCTCTTGCTCTTGTTCGTATAGTTGTGCGACTTTAGTACCACGACCTTTGTAGCTAAAACTAACTTTTTTGTAAGGCAATTCTGCGTTTACTTGCGATTGAGTTAAGTCTATGTATTCGGTTATGTTTCGCGTCGCACCTCCGTTGTAAAAGTCGTCAAGACTTTGTACTACTATTTCCCCTGCGGCATTCTTATAAGCCGTTAGGTTGAACATCTTAAAGAGTCCGGTAAGAAAGTCAATCACCCGCATATCCGGAATCTGTTGTTGTGCGTTCCATTGCTGATTTGCGGTTAGGGTTTGTGCGGCCGTTGATATATAAGTGTGTGATTCACTTCTAAAAGAATCGTTAATATCCCATTCTAATTCTATCGACTGAGAAGCCGTACCCGTTACGAATATGGTATAGCTACCGTTGGTTAAAACTCCGCTTAAAATAGTACCGGTAGTCGTACCGGCAAAAGTTTGCTGCGCATACGCTATACCGTTTCTAAAAATAACGACGGTAAATTCCGATGTCGGAGCGGTAACAACATCCAAGCTATATAATATGCTTTCCCCACCACTTAAATCAAAAACAACAAGCGTAGAAGGTGTGGCAACAACACGGCTCATCGACGACAAGTCGGGGTCAATACTTGTGTATTGGTTGGTTACCTCGACTGTTTTAAACGCGAATCCTTTTTGTCGGTGCATCCACATATACAAGTCGTAGAACTGTGGCTCACTTGTGTCTTTGATAAACGAACCAGAGCTAAAGGTAATGTTTGTGTATTGTTCCTCTATTGCTTTTACAATAAGCCACACCCGTATAGCGTACTTTAACTCCTCAAAGTAAACTCCGTTTGTATTACCTCCCGCAGCATACAAGTTGGCACCTAACGGATTGATGGTTCCGTCTGCGTTAAAATAATTAGGTGGTGTAACAGATGAATCATAAAATAGTTCTGTTCGGCAAGAAACTAACGGCACACAAAATGCGTCAGTATAAGTCGTACCTCCGACCGTTAAATTTACACCATCTAATTGTAAATCCGTAAGCACATTGGCTGCGGTATAGCTACGCTGAAAGTTGCTCAACCAAGACAACCCGCCTAACTTATCTTCGCCTAATATATCTTTAAGATCAACGATGTTTCCAAAGAATACAATACGATAAGCGTATGGAGCGTTATTCTTCATATCCACACCTTTTAACTGTACCTTGCCTTCTTGGAACGGTAGGTAGTTTAGCTCAATTTTAGCGTCTACTTTTTTTCGTGCATCGAAAGCGTACGCATCGTTTATATCAAAATTGTAATAGTGCTTGAATACCTTGTTATTGACCTTAGAAGCCGGAATCGTAAACGCCTGGGTGAAGTTTGCAAATACGCTGCTTATATCTCGGACGTTTTGAATACTTTGCGTTAGGCTGATATTCTCGTCTTTGAATAAATCGAGCTTTGTGTCGTTTACATAAAGAGATACCGATACCATTATCTGCCCGTTGAAATTAAATCGAATGCTTGTTCTACGACAACCTGATAGCTCACCAAGCGATCGTTTAGTCCGGTTTTAAACGTTACGTTGCTTGTGACTAAATTAACCGGTACTGGGAACCCTAAATCCGCGTCGTCAATCCAGACGTATTCCGAAAGCATTAACTCTTGTAGCTGATTATTGATGTCGTCAATGTCTGCGGTAATATAGTCGCTATTTAACGTGTATTGTCTTATACCATTACGGTCGTATTGTTGGTATTGGTGTCGGTAGCCGTTTATGCCTCCGTTTGATGCGTTGTATTTAGATTTAAATTCGCTACCCTTAACGCTCAAAGAATTAACAGTCTTAGCGGTGAACCACATTTGCTGATGCACCCCAAAACGATTAATAAAAGTTAATGGATAGTTTCCGTATCTACCGCAAGGGAATCTATTAATCCCAACGGTTGTAGTCGGCACGGTAGAATCCGAACTAGAAAAACTAACCGTAGTTACCGAAGTTCCCGAATTGGTAAAAACAATACCACCCTGACCTTCCGGAACCCATAAATCTAAACCGGTAACAAGTGCGCCCGTTGGTAGATTGTAATTGTTTCCGTTGTAATAGTATTGATATGCATCAAATGCGTCGTAGGTTTGTGTATCTGTAGCAAGAGAAGTGCCGCCGGAATTAAATAATTCTATCGTGTAACTTATAGCGACTGCACCACAGTCTGTTGCCACAATACTTCCATCATATCTTGGTTGAATGTAATCTCTAACCAATTCCGATATATCAAAGGTTACAGTACTTGTTCCTGGCACTACATCTTTAGTAATTGTGTATCTTAATGTACCGCTGATTGTAAGCGATAATGTGCCATAAGCGGTTCCTCCAAAAGCATAACTTGCAAAAAACGGGCTTCTTACCCCTATCGCTGTTGCCATTATTTAAAATTTTGTTTATTTATGAAATCGATGAATTCTTCTACGTCTAGTGCAAACGCTTCGGCTATTTCTTCAGGTAGGTCTTTTACGTATTTTTTAAAAGGTGTCGTAAAGAATAGGCTTGGTTTTATACCATTACGGTAAATCGAACGTGCGATTAAGAACGTAAGTGTTTTTCTTTTTAAGAACCTTCCCTTTTCGTCTCTCGGTGCTATTCCCTTTCTTACCGTCCAACCGTCTAGAGCTTTAGTGGGCGGCATCTTATCTCGGTAGGTGTACGGTGTGTTGTATTTCTTTTCCGTACCGCTAACTCCTTTGTCTTGAAACGTACCGTAGTCGGCCATCGATATATTGAACTGCAAACTATTCTGCGTGACTTTAACCGGTGAGCCTTTTATTGAGTTTAGCAAATTACCAGACACGACTTTTTTACGTCGCTTTAGGCCTTGCTTTGATTCTTTAACCACACGGTCTCTAAACGCTTCTAACGCATCCTGAACTTTGTCGGTGTCTAGCATATATCAATATCGTTAGTAACTAAGATGTCAAACGTACCTACGAATCCCGCTAAAGAGTTATCAAAACGTTCCACAAACGGTTCAAAGACTACGTCTGCGTCTAGTTGGTATTTATCTAAAAACAATGCACCTTTTCGTAGCTTGGTAGCGAGTTTATTCAACACGGTTAGGCAAGTGTTAAGCACGTCTTGCTCGTTGTCGTTTCCTACGAACCAATCCTGCGTTTCGCTTTTAGACGTATCGACTAAGTCCATCGAGAACACGCTGATGTTATAAACTAAAACATTCCCACGGTTAGTTACCGAGTTTAGCATAATATGCGCCAAAGGGAATATCGTTTGTTTTCTTAAATCGAGTTCGGTGATGTCCCCAAACGAAACGGTATTAACCGATGGGTCGTTCTGGAGCTCGTCCTTAATAGCCTGGGTTAATAAATAAAAACTTCTTATTGCTATACTCATATCGATGTAACTTTTAAGTTACTGTTTTAGTTTACTTTTTGTAAACGCTTAAACTTACTTTATTATACTTTTTGTCAGCGTTTAAATTTACTTTGTTCTACTTCTTTTAGTTCTTTGTTGTATTCTAAAGCCAACAAACACTCACCCACGTTTAGGTTAGTGACCGGTTCAATCTTTGTAACGTCTCCGTTACAGAGTATATATAAGGCATTGTACCAACCCCACTTCCGATTGAAGTTAGATACCGCCGATAAATCTCCTTCTCCTGACCCGTCAAAGAGTCCAGGGTGACGTTTTGTAAGTCGATCCCTAAATCGTAAAAAAAAACCACGCTCGATAAAACTGCGTCCATCGGTGTATTGATCATTGCGTCTATATACGCATCGCCTCTATACTTTTCAATCGAGTATTTGTCTTTTATCTTAGCGGTGATTGGTCGGTATAGAACCCCCATTGCTCTATGGATGTTTTGCCAATCTCCGATGTAGGTGTCTAGGTCGATATACTCCCCGAAGGTCATATCTTCTAAGTTCGGAATAAACCCAAACTCGGTGTCGCCTAATTTAAACGTACGTACAAGCTCCGGACGCTCCTCGAACATTCTAGTTAAGATGTCTGTTACGCCGGTGATGTCTTTTATCTTGTAATCAAAAATTAACTCTTTAGGGAAGTCGCAGAATATCTCGATCATCTTCATTGCCACGAAACGGTCTGCGTTCGGGTCGTCGATGTTCTTGTCTACGATTCGTAAGAATTTCTGATACTTATGTAACGGAATCTCGGATAAGGTGCTAGGT